GAGTTGCTTGAGTTCCCTGAAATCCTTGAGTACCTTGGAATCCTTGAGTTCCCTGGAATCCTTGAGTACCCTGAGTTCCCTGAGTACCTTGAGTTGCTTGACTGCCTTGATTACCTTGATTGCCTTGAGTACCTTGGAATCCTTGAGTACCTTGGAATCCTTGAGTACCCTGAGTTCCCTGAGTACCTTGAGTACCTTGAGTTGCTTGACTGCCTTGATTACCTTGATTACCTTGAGTTGCTTGAGTTCCCTGAAATCCTTGAGTACCTTGGAATCCTTGAGTTCCCTGGAATCCTTGAGTACCTTGAGTACCTTGAGTTGCTTGAGTACCTTGATTACCTTGGAATCCTTGAGTACCTTGGAATCCTTGAGTACCTTGATTACCTTGAGTACCTTGAGTTGCTTGAGTACCTTGATTACCTTGGAATCCTTGAGTACCTTGAAATCCTTGAGTTCCCTGGAATCCTTGAGTACCTTGAGTACCTTGAGTTGCTTGAGTACCTTGATTTCCTTGATTACCTTGAGTTGCCTGTGTTCCCTGCAATCCTTGAGTGCCTTGAGATCCTAGTCCTTGAACACCCTGAAGTCCTTGAAGTCCTTGAGATCCAGTATCACCTTTATCTCCAGTACGAGCAAAGGTAATAATAATATCTTCTAAATTAGAAAATGATACAGAACTACCAGAAACAAAAGAAGCAAATACAGTAAAATAATTTGATGGAATGTTATTTACAATTGAAGAAATGGTAAATAAAGCAAAATCATCAGAATTAAACTTATTTGAAATTCTAAAGTGTCCTTTAATTGACGATGTTGAATCGTCAATTGTAATTAAAAAATTAGTGATACTTGTAGAACTATCATCAATGTCTGAAATGTAAAGTTCGGAAGATAAGGAAACATTGCTATTATTAAACTTTAATTTTCCTACACCTGGATCGGAATTTAAAATATCATCACTGAAGGTATAATCAAAGGTGGCACCACCGAAGTTACCATCTTTACCAGATAAACCTTGAGTTCCTTGAGTTCCTTGAACACCTTGAATGCCTTGAGTACCCTGATTATTACTTAAAGGTCCTTGAACACCTTGAATGCCTTGAGTACCCTGGAAACCTTGAGTACCCTGTGTCCCTTGAGTACCTTGATTTGCTTGAGTACCTTGAACTCCTTGAGTTCCCTGGAATCCTTGAGTACCCTGTATTCCTTGATCACCCTGAGTACCTTGAGTTCCCTGATTTCCTTGAGTACCTTGAGCTCCTTGGGCACCCTGTCCAGCAAAAAGACCATCTAAACCCTGTACCCCCTGAACTCCCTGCGCTGACTGAGTTCCCTGACTGCCTTGATTAGATTGACTACCCTGTACACCTTGCGTTCCAAGAGAAAATCCAACCCACTGCTTTCCATTCCAAAGATAGGATGTTTCACCAACGATGAATATTTGATTTAGTGTGGGTGAAATTGGAAAATTTATTGCCATTTGCAGGTATTTCTATACTTTATTTATTTCAATTATTAGAAGGCAACTGTAGATAATTGTCCACTATTATCCACAATTAATTTAAATTTTGTTCCATTAGGAGAAGTTAAGACAAGACCTTTAGTATTATCACCAATAATGAGATTACGACAATTTACACTATCATTAAAAGATGAAATACCAGAAACAGTTACACCACCATCAACGACTAAGTCAGTATTAAATGTGGAGATGCCCGTGATATAAGCACTACCATCAACTGTCAATTTTGATGTTGATTGGGTAGTTCCTATTCCAACATTTGAGAGTGTATGAATACCTACGTTTGTTTGAGACCAAAATACTGGATATGTGAGTCCACCAGATGGTGCGGCATCAACCCATTGAGGTCCATCGTCATCAACATAGTATATGAAGGTTCTTCCAATAGTACTATCATACCAAAGATCCCCATGAGCAGGATCTAAAGGAATTGTATCAGATATTGTAATAACCGCATTTCCACTTTCATATGTAATAAATTCAAATTTTTTAAGAGAATGATTGTAACTGAGTACCTTACCATCATAGGCAGATGCATTTGTAGCAATGCCGACAATGTCATCAAGATACTTTAATTGAGTTTCTCCACCACCACCAATTGACGCTAGTTGTTGCTGAACTCGGTTTATGAATAGACGATAGTGACTTTGTAAGTCTTTCTGTGTAATAAACTTACGATCTAATGGTGTTAATGGATCTCCATTATCAGTTTGAGATGGTTCTGCTAGAAGAGATTCTCCAATTAAATTTTCAGCATTAATTGAGTTATATACGTTCTCAATATGTTTTATCTTTTTTTCAATTCTATCGATATTCCCGCTTATGTCTTCAAGAGAAAGTTTACTAATTTCACCAAAAACTTCTTTCTTTAATTCAACAATATGATTATGATTTTTAAGAATAAAGTTTTCAACTTTTCTTAGTTGAGAATTATTTGTATGTTGAAATTCATCAATTCTGTACGTATATTTTTCAACTGTTTCTTTAATATCTTTAACACTACTCAATTCATCCTGAATTTGATTTCGTAGTTCATAGGATTCATCAATAGTTTTTTTGAATTCATCGATGATATTGTGATATTGATCAATTTTATCACTTATATCCCCTTTGAAGGATGCAAATTTATTTTCAATGGCAAATTCAGATCCAGCAAGTTTTTTATTGTACTTTGGTATTTCAACCGAAACTAAATTATCAACAATATGTACAACTTCATTTAATCCTTTATTGAACTTGCTTATATCTGTTTTATTAAGACCTTTAACCTGTCCTTGTATTAATTTAAAATTTTCATTTACAACCATCAAGTGCGATATCATCGCATTTTCTAAATCTTTTTTGGTTAGTTTAGAATTTATTTCTTCAGATAAAGATTGAACTTGCTCCGTTAGTTCGTCTATCTTTTCAAGATTATTTTTAAAACGATCAAAAGTTTCTGTTAAGCCAACAGACATGTCATCAGACTTACCAACTTCTAATGAAAGTGGGGAAAAATCTTCGGTTATGAGAGAATTGCTTCTAGTAAATAAATCTGATGGCTTTTTGAGAGTCACTTTTTTATAGAAAACATATTAAATATTTATTTCATTTTTTAATCGGTAATATAAGAGAGTGAGAAAATCTCATGATTTTCTTTATTGGGATCTAACCATTCATTAAATTCTGACTGGATTGCATATGCATCATCAATATCCCTTTCCGACAAATAGTGAATCCTATCAACTGCCCAATCATGGGACTTCTGAAGAGTCATTTCCAAGGTTTCCATAAAAATAATCCTTTCGCATATAGCGTCCAAGTATGTTGGAATTATAATATGCGGGTTCACCTGTGTCAAGTGATTCTACCAGTACATTATTTAGAAAAAGTTGTTTTGTTTCTTCGTAATTACATCCACCTTTAGTCTTATGAAGGCTTATAATTTCTCTACTGAAGAACTCTTTGCCATACTTTTTAACATCATCCTTCAACTCGGGACAAGAACCATAATACTTTTTCCAATCAGATTCTTGTTTTACTCTCCTCTTTTTCCCCGGAGGTGTTCTAAAAGACCAAAAGTATTTTCTACCCACATATTTGCGCTCATTCTTACTGCAAGATATACGATATACAAAACCAAAATAATCTTGGATATGATGAGACTCAAAAATCTCTCCATTGTATTGCCAAGGGTTCTCATAACTCATATAAAATAATCTTATGAGCTACTATTTATCTTCAACGAGAACAAACCTATTCTAGCAATAAAAAAGGGGACTTGTCAAGCCCCCAAGTATTATTTTAGACTTCTTTTGCCATCGATCCTGGTGATTGTCTTAAGTTGGGGAGATCAACTCCCGCTGCTTTCTTTTTTTGAAGTTCAACTGCCTTTGATCCAAGTTGTTGTGCAGCTGATGGGGTTAGTGCTCCTGCACCAGTGGATCTTTTAAGTTGAAAACTTGGATCTGCCATTTCAATAATAAATTTGATGCTATCAGCATCCATTTGCGCCATCACGTAATGTGCTTCATCAATTGTTTCTACATGTCCATTATTTACCAAATATTCTAATACAAGATCATAGATATTATCTGGTTCATAATGTGATTTTTGAACTGAGCGAATTAAATTACTAACTCTATCTCCACCATCCGCTGCTCTTTCTTTTGTGGCAGCGCGACGATCTGCTTTTGCTTGAGCATCATATTGAGATTTCACCATATCATCACCATCTGGATTATTTTTAAAGGTTTTACCTTTTCCAAGTCCACCAGCTTTAGTCATCGTCATTCCACGACCAGAACTAACACGAGCACCCGCACCCTTTGGATTTTCATCGGTAGAACGTGCTTTTCCGACTGCTCTTGCCTCTAGAACACTTTCTTCACCAAGTCTCGATGCTGCTTTACCTGCCCTGTTTGCAACGGCACGAAGACCTCCTCCTAGTGCCTTTTTGATGCCTCCCTTGATTCTTTCTTTAGCACTACTAGCAGCGGTAGAAACCGCTCCTGCTGCCCTTCTAGCGCCTGTTTTAGCGGCATTAGCAGCAGAACCAATCTTTTCCTTTGCTTCTCTTCCGGCGGCATATGCACTCACAGCAGCGCCTGCTGCCTTTTGCTTAACTTTCCCAACTGCTGCTTTAACTGCTGCCTTACGTGCCTCTCCGCGCTTTGTAGCGGTAGTTGCTTTGTTATATGCGCTTGATTCTTTAGATCCTGCAGGAGCATATGGATTGAGTTCTGTAAGATATTCAATTGTAGCTTCTTCAACTACTTCTGCAGCTTCGTCTAGAGTATAACCAAATTCTAAACATTCATCTATAAGTTCTTCTATGACTTCTTCAATAATATTATTAACTTCTTCATCGATTAATTCTTGTTGAGATTCACTATTTGAATAAATTGATCCGTAAGCCTCTATTAAGGCTCTAACATCTTTTGCTAACATCTTTGCATAAAAAGGAATTCCTAAAAATATTTATAAAAAAAGAGGGTCTCAAGGACCCTCAGTAGGTTTATCATCTAACCAAATATAAGAATAATCGTGGTCTCCAAAAAGGAAATCATCATATTCTGCAGCATCTTTATATGCGTTCAGGAGTTCCTGTTCGCACCATTCATCATAATTGGAATCCTGCGAAAGTATTTTTGGTAACATCTTGCTTAATTCCTCCAACAATATAGGACTCAACTTCCGTTTCTTGTGGCGCCACCTGAAGACCTTTAGAGGAAATCCAATGCTCAGTCCAAGGGAGAGGATTATTCTTGGCAGGAATATCATAAAGTGGACGAAGACCAATAGCCTTCATTCTACGATTTGCAATCCATTCAACATATTGCTGTAACAGTTTGTCGTTTAGACCAATCATAGATCCATCCTTGAACAGATACTCTGCCCAAAGTTTTTCTTGATTTACAGCGTTCTCAAAGGTCTTATAAACCCACTTCTCTTCTTCTTGGGAGATTCTTTTCATATCAGGGTCATCACCTTCTTTCCATTTGTTAAGAATATTTTGAGTGATGACAAGGTGCTGATTCTCATCTCTGGCAATTAGTGAGATGATTTTTGCACTTCCCTCCATAAGTTTGAGTTCGCCAAATGCAAAACTGCAAGCGAAACTGACGTAAAAGCGAATACCTTCAAGAATATTAACGTTTGCAACTGCTCTGAACAACTTGCGTTTGAGTTCATATCTTTCTGCCTGGGCGTGAGGAACTGATTCTTGGGCGTATTTCCAAAGTTCAGAAGTTCCATAATGTTGAGCACTATTGATAAAATCATTATAAGCTTCAGTAACGCTAGTGGCACGTTCTAAAATGCGACCATCTTTTAAAATTGTATCAAAAACATCAGATGGATCTGAGTAAACATTTTTGATGATGTAAGTATAAGATCTAGAGTGAATCATTTCCATGAATTCCCAGACCTTCATACATGCTTCTAATTCTGGAAGCGAACAGTATGGAGCGAATGCCATTCCGGGTCCACGACCCTGAACACTATCAAGCATTACTTGATATTTAAGATTTGAAGTAAAAATATGCTTTTGTTCAGGACGGAGAGACTGATAGTCTCCCCTATCTTTTTGTAGGGAAACCTCTTCAGGTCTCCAAAAATAACCTAATTGTTGTGTTGTGAGTTTATCAAAAATCGGATACTTGTAAGAATCATACCTTTGAATCCCAAGAGGTTGTCCAAAAAACATTGGTTGTTTTTTGGTGTCAACTTCCTCAGAGTTGAAAACTGTCATTTGATTGACCACATTCTTCTCCTCTAGGTTTGTTTTGAAATTAAACTGCATAATTTTTTTCTCTCTAAATTAACTCACACTGGTATATTTACTCAGGTTAGATTTTACAACTTTCACAATCATCTTCTTCAGCACCAGAAAGTTCTTGGAGAAGTGATTGGAGATTAGGTTTTTCTTCTTCTACTTCATCAGTCTTAATATCATAAGTATTCTGATAGTATGCTGTTTTCCATCCCATTTTATAGCACATTAACAGATCTTGTGCCATCACTGACACAGGAACTTCATTATCGGGATAATTCTGTGGATTATACGACCAGTTTCCAGAAATCGCTTGATCGAAGAATTTTTGCATAACTGCAACAATATTAATATACCCAGTATTGTTAGGCATATCCCAAAGAAGCGTATAATTGCTTTTAAGGGTTTGATACTGAGGAACAATTTGCTTAAGAGGACCTTTCTTCGACTTTTTAATGGACAGGTATCCTCTAGGTGGTTCGATTCCATTTGTGGCATTTGACACAACGGAACTGCTCTCTGAAGGCATTTGTGCGGACAATGTTGAGTTCCGCACTCCATATAACTTAACCTGTTCCCTAAGGCTATCCCAATCATATTTTAAGTTATTCGGAACGATTTCGTCAACATCCTTCTTGTATGTATCAATCGGAAGAATACCCTGCCCATACTTAGTACGGTGAGAATACTCACAGGCACCTTTTTCTTTTGCAAGATTTACGGTTGCCTGGATGAGATAATATTGGAATGCCTCAGTCAAATCATGAACTAATTCCCATGCTCTTGAGTCACCGTAATTCTCCCCATGCTTAGCGAGATAGTGTGCCAAACCAATATAACCTACTCCAAGAGAACGACGTGCTCTGGTGGCGATTTCTGCTGCTCTGACGGGATATCCTTGAAAATCAATGAGTTCATCAAGACTCCTAACAGCAAGATCACAAAGAACTTGAAGATCTTCATTATCCCTAATTTTCCCAACATTAATAGCACTAAGAATGCAAAGAGCAATTTCACCATCAGGATCATCAATATGTTGAATGGGTTTAGTTGGAAGAGTGATTTCCTGGCAGAGGTTACTCATCTCAACTTTATCCATAAAGGATGAGTGGGAGTTGCAGTGGTCAATATTCATAATATAAAGACGACCAGTTTCTGCACGTTCCTTTAGGAGGTCCAGAAAGAGTTCTTGAGCCCCGATAGTCTTTCTAGGAACAGACTCATCTCGTTCGTAACGTACATATAACTCGTCAAAAGAATCAGTTCCAAAAGCATCATACAAACCAGGAACTGCGTGTGGCGAGAAGAGTGAAACTTCTTCGTTCTTGATGAATCGCTCATAGAACAGTTTGGAAATTTGAATGCTGTAGTCTAACTTACGAACACGATTATCCTCAGTTCCCTTATTATTTTTCAATACTAAGATGTCTTCTATTTCTTGGTGCCAGATAGGAAAGTGAACTGTAGCAGAACCACCTCTGATGCCGTTTTGAGTGCAGCATCGGACAGTTGCCTCAAACTTCTTAAGGAAGGGGACAACGCCTGTGTGCTGTACCTCTCCGCCTCTGATTTTAGCGTTAATACCACGGATTCTACCAGCGTTAATGCCGATGCCAGCCCTTTGTGCGACATATTTACCAATAGCCATATCGCTGCTAAAGATGCTATCGAGGGTGTCATCAACATCAACGAGAACACAAGATGCATATTGACGAAGTGGGGTTCGCACTCCTGCCATAATCGGCGTTGGGATGTTGATTTTGTGCTTGCTGATTGCGTCATAATACTTCTTAACGTAATCTAAACGTGTTTCTTTTGGATATTTTGAGAAGATAGTAGCAGCAATCAAAAGGTACATAAATTGTGGAGTCTCATAGAGAGCACCAGAACTCCTATCCTGAACTAGATACTTATCAACTACCTGACGAAGACCTGCATAAGTGAACAGATAATCACGCTCGTGGTCAATAAAAGATTGAAGTTTTTCAAACTCCTCATCATTATAGAAACTTAGAATCTCCGCGTCATAAACTCCTCTACCAACACAACGCTCTACGTGTTGCTTGACAGTTGGACACTCGTGCATACGACCGAACAACTGCTTGCGGAGAGCGAACAGAAGAAGGCGGGCAGCAACAAACTGATAGTTAGGGTGGTCAAGGTCAATCAAATCGCTTGCAGAGCGAATTAGAATCTCCTGAACTTCTGCCGTAGTAATACCATCATAAAATTGAATACCAGACTGCATTTCAACTTGAGATGCTGATACTCCTGCTAGATCCCTGCAAGATTCTTCAACCATCAAATGAAGTTTATTTAAATCAAGACTTTCAATCGACCCATTTCTTTTAATAACCTTTGTTCCGTTGCTCATATTTTCTTCCAGTTGTTAAACTTAATTTTTGCTTCTAAACCTGAATATGTATTTGATTTTAACACATTCATAACATTAAGTCCAGCAAGTACCATATCGTTGATGTCCTTTTCCCGAACTATTGATGGCCAAATAATTACTTTGTCTCCTCTGTTGATGGTTTTTGATATTCGGTTGACGATTTCTCGATTGCGTGGTTCGTTATCAAAAACGTAAATATAATCGCTCCAACCAAACGTCCTAATATCAATGTCGGACCCACACATAGCAACAGCATTTTGTACAAACGTGGAGTCGAATGGTCCCTCAACAATATAAATGGGTTTTTCAGAATTAATTTTCTCAATCCCATAAATTTTTGGAGCATCATCAACAAGCATCACAGTGATATATTTATTTGAAGATGGACCAATAGATCTCCCCTGAAATCCAATTAAATTATCATCAAAGTCGTACATTGGTATAATAATACGACTTTCATCATTATTGGTACTCTTGAAAGTTTGTTTTTGAGTGTTTGCCCATTCTTTAAATTTGTGTGCAAAATAAAACTTTTCCGGATCTATCTTTCTTTTTACTAAATATTCTTTCGCTATGAGTACTTCGGATGCTTTAGGAAGATCCAATTTCATTTTAAAAGTAGGCTTTACAAACTCAAACTTGGGTTCCTCAACAACAAAGTTTTTACCAGTATGTCCTTGCTTAAACTTCTCCATTGTGTACTGCTTATGGAGAGTTGGATCTATCTCCTTTAGAAAGTTATTGAAGGATAAACTGGCACCACAATTATGACACTTGAAATTGGTGTTGTTCTTAACAGGATAAAGATATCCTCTTGTCTTATTTTTATTTTTTTGAGAATCGCCACAAATAGGGCAACGGAAGTTGTAGAGATCCGCTTTTACCCTCTTAAATTTTTGAAGACGCGATGATACGAGACCAATGTACTTGGAATCAACAAAATCCATAATAAAAGTCTATGCCTCTCATCATTCTACATGAATGAGCATCACATGTCAATGAAATAAATTTATTATTTCTTAGTCTCTATTCTATAATTTGGTTGATTATCTGGTGTCAAGATATCAACGACCATAGAAGATTGGGAAAATACGAATGATATTATCAATACTGCTCCTGCAATGACCCAACGAAACTTTATCAATTCTTGTACTTTAAGTTCTAAACCATCAAGTCTTTTAATAACTGCCTTATGATCTTCTTTATTTTCTTCCTTTAGTTCATCCAATTGTTTGGCAAAATTTTCATCATTTCTCATTGTTTGATCTATTCTCTCATCGTGCTTCGTAAGAATAGTTGCAATCTTATTGTTTGCTTCTGAAATTTTATCCACTGCTACTTCTAACTTGTCCATCATTTGCCTTGATAGCTCTTCGTAGATATTAAATTTTGCTTCCAAAACATCTAATTTCGAGAGATCTGATCTTCTTACTTGGAATGGTGACATTTCTTTAAAATATCAGTTGAACTTTATTATATGAAATTCACCATGTTACTTTGAATTATTTATTTCTTCTTCTTTTTTGTATTTCCCTTACTTAACGGTTTTCTATATTCTGGCGGTAGTCTTTTCATAATTCTTAATCTTCCATCCAATGGTCCAGTAGTGCCGGCAACTGGACCTTTTGGATCTGATAAATGACTAAATCCAGCGACAGATCCTGAACTTCCAGTAGTCATACCCATAGCACCTTCTTCACGAAGATCTCTAATTATTGAAATAATTTTATCTATATTCATTAAATTGATTGCAACTTAACTAAACAATCTTTATCCTCTTCAATTTCATGAATATGAGTTTTTGGATACTCTGGAATTCTGTTCAAAAACATTAAAAAACTTTTTATAATTGGCCAAAGATCTACATCTAAATTATAAAAAAGTAATGGTATAGTAGCGTCATTGAATACATTAAATAAAATAATTAAATGATTTAAAATAAGATGAGTTTTTAATACACCAGTATTTCTATATCTTTTCAATAACCTTTTAACATATTTTATGCGTTTCAAATCATCCTCAAAGTCATCTTTAGTAACAGATTGAGGGTTATCATAGAATTTTATCGCAAATAACAAATAGTTATCTTCATTCAACTCATCAAATCTCATATCATATCATTACGAAACAGTCATGGTAGCAATTCCGGAAGTTACTAATGTATCTCCAGATGTTAGAACTACTCGATATGTATAACCATTCTTACTTGCATTGGTATTTCCAATACTTACACTAGATGTAGTTGCTCCGGAAATAGGATCAAATCCACCGCCATCATTTTCATACCACTGATATCCAAGAGATGCATATGTTGGGAATACTGAAGCAACAACACTAAATGTCGCAGTAGCAGTAGTTCCTACACCAACAGAAGCAGGTTGTGTCGTAATAGTGATAGTGGAATCAGGGAATCTTGTATCATCAGCAGCATCAGTTCCACTAGCAGTATCAATCCCACCAGCAACTAATACTTCAGATTTAACTCTTAAATTACCATGAGTATCGATATAGGTTGTTACTCCAACCCAACCGGAGTGTGCAACTGCATAAGCTGCTGCCTTTCCACCAACTGTTATTGTTCTTGCAGTTCCAACTTCATTTGCATCTACACCGAAAACTGCAGTGAATACTGTACTTGTTCCAACAGTTTTAGATTCTGGTGCTCTATAAACCGAATCACCAAGAGTATAAATTGGTTCTTGTGAAATAGAGTATGAAGTTCCAGAGGGAACTGTGGTTATACCAGAAACAAAATATTGAGTTGAAGCAATCGATAGTTGGCTATTAGAAGTTATTGCAGATATTACGGCGTATCCATAAGTTGCTCCTGCACCAACAGTGATCACATCACCAATTCCAATACCAGCAGTTGTAAAAGTAGTTCCACTACCAGTTATAACGTTAGTTCCAAGATTAATGCTTATAGTACCGTCAGAATAGACTAGATCTTTATTGCCCCAAAGAGCCATGTGCCTTACCTACAAATTCTTTTTCTACTGATATTTATAAAAAAAGGAGACCTTGATTTCAGGTCTCCTTTACATTAAACCAATTTAATTCAGGGAGTAGGGTCTTGTGCTCCCTTATCTTTTAATACCTTTTGCACTTGAAGAAGAACAAATGACACAAGTCCGTTTGATTTGACTTGTGGAACCGCCCCTAAAAGTTCGGAAACGATCAAAAGAATGGTGGCAAGTGCGGCTTCGTTAGCCATAATCCAAGCCCAAATAAGTCCTACAGACATAATTTACCTCGTGTGAAGAGTTCTGTTTTATTTATCTTCTATATCTTCTTCTAGTGGAACGATAATCTTCATCATCCCCAGAAACAGATCCGTATCTTGGATCTTTACTAATATCAGGTCTTCTTGCTTTTGGTTTGTAACCAACTGCACGATTATGTGCTTTTACATCAGGTCTATTGTCACTTTCACCAGGTTCATCATTTTCTCTTTCCGAAATTGTATTACCTTCTGGCTCATAAGATGCCTTAATTCCCATCAAACCAAGAGAAGTTCTTGTACGATCCTTCATGGTTTTTAATTGTCTTGGATCAATTTCTTTCTCTGTTTTTTTATCATCACAACCACAATCTGCCTCTTCCTTTACTTTTTCTGGAAGACCTTCGTGCTTGGTTTTAGCAAAATCACGAAGTTTTTTCTCACCCATCTTTGCCATCTTTTTAACTTCGTCACTTGCATCGGGCATATCACCTCTCAAATAAGCAAGTGCCATTCCAGCAAGTTGCTGTTGATTTTGACTTACTGCTTTTTCCTGAATAACTTTTAAAAATCTACTATAAGAGGATTCCTTTATCTCCGGAAACATTTTAATAGTTCCATTTTTATAATTATTCACACCAGTTTCCTGTACTTTATTTTCGTCCTTTTTTCTTTTAACTTCACCTAAAAATTCTTCTTTAACTTCACCAGTTTTCTTGGCAATTGCAGTACCACGAACTTTTCTGCGATTTATAAGATACTTATCACTCTTATCATGATCTCCATCATTATCAATATCCTTATCCTCCTGGCCGACTGGATCTAGTCCCTTACCAGATTTTGTTTTGGAAGTTTGCTCACCCTTATCTTTTTCACCTTTAACTGGATCTCCGTATGATGTCATCTCAACGGATGAAATATTTGGATTTGATCTCAACTCCGAAATTTTCTCACGAGTTGCAAAGCGAACATAAGAATTACCAGTTTTTTTATCAGTAACTCTTACTTTATATTTTCTATCTTCATTTTCCAATAAAGAATTTAAATATTCATTTTTAACTTCATCTACCTTTACAGTTTCATGGTCAATAAAAACTTTAGTTAGTGCCGAAACAACAGATTGTTCGATAATTTGACTTAAATTAATTTCAGTGTAATCTTCATTTTTTTGTTCGGACGAAGATCCAGAAGATCCCATAAGTTTTTTCTTTGCAAGAGCTTTAACAGATGGGGAGGAAGGTGATTTGGATAATTGTGAAAGATATGCCCTAGTAACTTGAGCTGGACTTAAATTTGTTGACCCACTCATACTTTGCTTTACCTTATACTTAACGTCAGAAGCTAATTGAGATGCTTGCTTCTCTACGTCAGTATCTCCTGCAGCATGACCACGATGAGGTCCACCATTTTCCTCAAAAATTTTCTTACTCATGGGAAACTTTTAACTAATTACTTTTTTCTATACTTATTTATGAAATTCAATCCAAAATTCTTTTGACCATATGCCAGGTTCTCTTTACCTAGATCATATCCCTTTGTTTGCTTTGCGGTATACTTCACATATCCATCCGTTCCAACAAGAGTATTTGGTTTTCCTGGTTCTCTATACATGCGACTCATATGCTTTTCAGAATACTCCATTAAATCTTTAATCCAAGATTTAAACATAATTCCATCTTCAGTTACACAAATTAAATGATTGGTTCCTCTACGAATTATTTTACCAATAAGACCAGTATTTAAGTTTTCAACGTGTTGACCGATCTTAAAAACTTTTTCTTGAATGTAATTTTCACGAAGATTTTTCCAATCAAATTTAGGAGCAATTTCCCAAAGATTCCAACCCTCTTTTATATTCATAGCAGACCGAAGGGTATTAAAAAGTTCTCTTGCCTGTTTTTGATTCATTGTTGAGGGAACACCCTTGGCAAAAGTTTTAAAATCACCTTCTGCTGCTGCCTTTCTTTGCCTTGAGGCTGACATTCCCGATATATCGTCTTCTGCATCAGGATCTCTTTCTCCGGCGGAACGAACTTCTACATTGTCAAACTGATATAGTTTTCCATTGTAGTTTCCTGTGAGATTTTCAAATTCTTTAACTCTATCAGCACCGCCAATAATTCTTACATTCGTATATCCATCGTTGTGAGCTTTCTTAAGGACATCAAAGATAGTACGATTCGCCGGATCATTTATAATTTTTTCACTGTGCTTTGGATACATCTGCCTCATAATAGAAACTTTAGTATCAGGATCCAATGGATTCTTTTTAGGATCCTGACTACGAGAAGGAACAATTACATAATCACCATCATCAGAAGATGTTGAAACAGTATCTAAAAGTTTCTCATGTCCTGTAGTAGGAGGATTAAAACGACCAAAAGCAATTGTTAAAGTTCCTTTTGTTTTTTCTACTTCAGGAGGAACCATTTCTACTGGTTGCTCTGCTTTAGGTTCTTGTTGAGGTGTGGGTTTTTGTGAAGGTTGGGATAATCTTTTTTCTTTTTCTGTTTGTGCAGGATCTTGCCCTGCTTTTTGACGCTTATTATAAAAAACTAAACGACCCTTTTCAGTTTTCGCTACAAATTCACCATCCTTGTACCATCCACCATGCCCATCACCTTCCAAGCCCATACGTTCGGCTTGTTGAACAGCAGTTGATGCGGATGCTTCGGATAAAAATTGAAGGAAACTTTTCATTACTTAATTTTACAGATTTCGGCAGTTATTATTTTTTCGTTTGCCACTATGTAGTTGAGAATACTTAATCTCATCTTTTTATATTTATCGATCATTTTATTTTTCCTGCATGACAATATTTTTTCATCAAATGTTCTGTAAACATGGATTAAAAAATCATTATATTTTCTTTTTGGTATTTTAGATGAGGATTCAAAAGAATTGATAATTTCCAATATCATGAGGTTCATATTTCAAAGAGTCCCTCAAGTGCTTCTAAGTAATGTCTTGGATAAAAACGATAAACCTTTCCAGTTTTTGTAGTGGAACTTGCTACTTCCATTTTGTACCTAATTTGAATAATTTTTTTATTTTCTAAAGAAATTACAATCTTTGGATCTCCAGTTGTACTAACAGAAACATTATATTTATTTTTTACTAAAAGATCTCTAAATCCTCTATCAGCAACCCTTGTTTTTACTTTACCAGCACCAACAAATTTTACCAATTCGGTATTTACATTTCTAGACAAACCAAAAATAATATAATCAGCAAATTTTCTTTTAATATCCGTTTCTTCAATATCTCCAAGACCAGAAGTTAATTTTTTGGCAGCATATTGATAAACAATTTTTGCGCCTGCTTTTAATTTATCACCACCCCCAGTTTTTGCAGCAACCTCTCTAGAAGAATATTTACGAGTATATACCTCAGTATCAAAAAAATCATTAATAAAAGTATTATATTGTCCCCCAACTGGCGAAATATCCAATCCCATAGACCCAAATACATCTAGAAATTTATCAAATCCTTGACCAGATACTTGATGAAATTGCTCTCCGCCAGATACTTTAAGAGAATAATCAATATTCCTAAATCTTTTATCTGGATTTGTTGGAGAATCAACTTCAATTTTTACGTCAGCTTTTGTCCCCCTTTGATCTTCGGTTCCAGCAGCAGTAACCTTTATTATATCTTGCCGTTCATTTATCGAAAGACCTCTAGCTTGTGCGTTCAATCTACTATGAGTATTTGCAAAATTAATAGCACCAGTTCTTAAATCACTAACTTTAGTCCAATTTGATCTAACAGATAAAAAATCTAATGCTTTTTTTGGAATTGATACATTTACAGATACAGTATCAATTACGGCACTGCCAACATCATTCACATTTTTAACGTATCCTTTTTTCATCATCTGGGTCAAAACATCATCAACATCAGAAGCGTTTACTGATGGAAGAGATTTTGCTGTTTTCTTTTTAGCTCTCTTTACAAATCTTGCAGCAACGGCTGCAGCAAAAAAGGCTTCGAACAAATCACCCCTATTTGCTGAAATTTTTTCTGCCATGTTTTTTTAATTATTTAGAAGTGCCCAAGAGAGGACTCGAACCTCCACATCTTACGATATATGCTCCTAAGGCATACGTGGCTACCATTACACCACTTGGGCAAAATGGAGAATAGGAGACTCGAACTCCTGACATCCTGCTTGCAAAGCAGGCGCTCTACCAGTCTGAGCTAATTCCCCAATAAAACCCCGAAGGGTCATTCACTAACTACAGTACCAATCTTTTCGTCAAGGTCTGCAATTACGGCACGAATGTCAGAAATACGAGGAGGAACAGAAACCTCATCATATGTATAACCTTTCTGATTCTCAAACAGGATTTGGCGAACGGCAGCAGCAGTGCGAACGTCCATTTTGATAGATACAGATTTTGCCATCAGATGTCTCCCTCCTCACGATTTTCACTATAGTATACATCAAAGAACCCATCAGGATAACGCTTCATGAGTTTTTCAATATTAGTTTGAATGACTTCATCAAAAGAAACTTCAAGTGCAATACAGGCTTGTGCCACATACCACATAGTATCACCGAGTTCTTTAATCAGGTGAGTGCGGGTCTCGTCATTCCAGGATTTTCCTTGGAAGACCATT